ATATACATAAAAAATAACTCTCTTTATATTTTTATGACAATCTGCCGCAATATAGTTTCACAGATTTGCACAAACCCGCTTCGCGCGCGCAAGGGACACTTCGGACACTTTGGATTAGCCGGTTTTGACTACGCATCACTAGAGCGCATCCCGTGGTGCTGAAATTAACCCCACCAAGCCCGCCACAAGCCCGCACAGCGCGCAAACGGGATTTTGGCAACGCGGGTGGCTAAGTGCGGCTGAAGGCGCTCTACGGGGCTTAAATCCGGCCAGCCTGAAACTTCCGCTGTCTTGCCCGATTAGCCAGCGCATCTCGCTCGCGTTTCAGTTCCGCCCGTTGCTGGTCAATCTCGGTTAGGCGGGCTTGTTCGGTTGGAGTGAGGTGGGCTTGCCAGTTCACCATCTCTTGATCGACTTTTGATTGCGGGGCGCTTTTGGCGCAAGAAACGGCAGCTTCCCGCCGTTTCTTTTCTTGATTGGCTTTTGATCCGATTGCCATCATGCGGCCTTCTTGAGCATGATGGCAGCGCCGCGTTCAGCAGCCTTGCGAGTGGCGTAGGTCTTGAAGGGCAGGCCCGGAACCGGACGGTCTTCGTAAAGCACGCCAGCGATGAAACCCATGTCGGCGTTTTGGCGGATGATGGTTGAATACTTGGTCATTGGGGTTCTCCGTTTCGATAACCCCTTTTAGCGTTATGTCACACAAGCGTCAATAACTATTTTTGGCGTTAGTTTTTGAGGCAGGGTTAGCTAAACGTGGCTTGAGGCGCTCCACGGGGCTTGAATTGACTTCGTGCAGTTTTTTCGATAAGTAGGCGCGGATTGATCGGATATGGCGATAAATGAGCGAGAAACCAAAAATAGGCGCCGATAGGTTCGCTTCCAATCCCGGCAACCGGGGAAAGGGCAGACCTAAGGGCGTTCCCAACAAGTTATCGCGCACGGTAAAGCAATCAATCGAGGCGGCTTTCGATATAATCGGCGGCGCTGAATATCTCGCGCGCCAAGCGGAGGAAAACCCCGCAGCGTTTATGACGCTGCTAGGCAAAATCCTGCCCACCCAGATCGATGCGAATATCACGGGCAAAATTGAGCCGGTCATATTCCAGCGGATCGATGCATCCGGCCCGCCCATTGCCGACGATTAACCTAACCGCGCCGCAGGATGAGTTCGTTCATTCAGAAGCGCGCTTCCCGGCGTTTGTGGCGGGCTATGGGGCGGGAAAGTCGCACGCGGCCATTTGCCGTTTGTTGCGCCTAAAACTAACCTATCCAGCACAAGACGTTGCCTATTATTTGCCAACCTATGATCTTGTCACACGCATGGCGATGCCGCGTTTCGAAGAGATACTTTCGGCGATGGGCCTGCCTTACAAGGTCAACAAAAACGAGGCGCTGATAGACCTTGAAGGGCGCGGGGCCATCATCATGCGGACAATGGATAACCCCGCGCGGATTGTGGCCTATGAAGTCGCAGATAGCCTGGCGGACGAACTTGACACGCTGCTAACCGAAAAGGCGCGCGATGTTTGGCGCAAGATTATGGCCCGCAACCGGCAAAAGAAGCCCGACGGCTCGCACAATACTGTTGGCATTGCTACAACGCCCGAAGGCTTCCGCTTTGCGTATGAACGGTGGAAGAAAAACCCGCTCCCTGGCTATCAGCTCATCAAGGCCAGCACCTATTCGAACCGAGCCAATTTGCCGGTTGGATACATCGAAGGGCTTGAGGCTGATTATCCCGCCGCCCTTGCGCAAGCCTATCTCATGGGCGAATTTGTCAACCTCACCAGTGGCAGCGTTTATGCCGAATTTGGCAGGATGCTAAACGGTTGCGATACAACAATCGGGCCAAGCGAGCCGCTGCATATCGGCATGGATTTTAACGTCGGCAAAATGTTTGCCACGGTGAATGTTCTCCGCGACGGCAACCCCCACGCGGTTGACGAGTTCTCCGGCCTGCTCGATACCCCCGCCATGATCGCCGCGATCAAGTCCCGCTACACCGGCCATGCGGTTATCGTCTATCCCGACGCCAGCGGGGCAAGCCGCAAGTCGAACAACGCCAGCGAAAGCGACATAGCCCTGTTGCGCCAAGCCCGGTTTACCGTAATGGTGCCCAGCTCAAACCCCGCCGTCAAAGATCGGATATTGGCGATGAACCAAATGATCCAAAGCGCGGGCAACCGGCGCATGTTTGTCAATGCTGACAAATGCCCCTTGCTAGTTGAAGCTTTGGAGAAACAGGCGTATGACAAAAAAGGGGAGCCGGATAAGTCAAGTGATTTGGACCATCCCTGCGATGCGCAAGGTTATTTCATCCACTATCGTTACCCAGTCCGCAGCCGCGACATATCCCGTGTCGCAATCGGAGGCATTTAGGTGCAGCAAATGAAGCCCAAAGGCGTTCGCGCCACTCATCCCGAATATGATGAACATTTGCCGATATGGCAAACCGTGGCCGATTGCGAAAAGGGCCAGCGCGCAATCCACCTCGCAGGCGTCAAATATCTGCCTAAGCTGGCGGTTGAGACGCCCGATGGATATGCCGCCCGCCTTAGCCGTTCCGCATTCTTTAACGCCTTCTGGCGAACCGTATCCGGCCTAACCGGCATGGCGTTTCGGGTTGATCCCATCGCAACCGTGCCAGATGCAATCCTGCCATTGCTGGAGGATATAAACCTTGCGGGCGTTTCAGCCGATGCGATGGCGAAGGCCATTGTCGAGCATGTAACCGAATATGGCCGCGTTGGCTTGCTTGTCGACCACCCGCCCATGCCCGAAAATGTGTCGGCTATCAGCCAAGCGGCGGCGGAAGCTGGGGGGATGCGGCCTGTTGTGCAGTTCTACCCGGCAATGTCTGTCATTAACTGGCGCTATGGCCGTGTGGCGAACGCGTGGAAGCTTGTTCTAGTGGTGCTCAAGGAAGCCCATGCCGAGCCTATCAGCGAATTTGAGGACGCCACCGAAAGCCGCTACCGGGTGCTAGACCTTGCTAACGGCGCATATCGCAGCCGGGTTTTCCGTATCGACAAGCGCGGCAATGATGAGCAAGTTGGGGCCGATGTTTACCCGCTAATGCGCGGCAAGCCGATGGCTGAAATCCCGTTCACCTTCATCGGCGAAAACGGCATGGGCGCGCAGAGTTGCGACGACCCGCCGCTAGGTGATTTGATCGATGCGAACCTGGCGCATTATACGCTCTGGGCCGACTTGCGCCATGCCTTGCACTTCGCGGGCCTGCCCACGCTATTCCTGTCCGGCGTCACCAGCGACAAGCCAATCTACGCGGGCGGCGATGCTGCGATCACAAGCGAGCATCCCGATGCCAAGGGCAGCTATATCGAGTTGCAGGGCGATAGCTTGGCCGCGCTGGAAAAGGCCATTGCCAGTCAAGAGCAACGCATGGCGATGCTAGGCGCGCGCATGGTGGCAGACGAAACGAAACAGGCCGAAACGCTAGGGGCAACCCAGATCAAGCGCGCGGGCGAGAACAGCGTAATGGCGGCGATTGTTCGCGGCGTATCGGACGCGATGGAATGGGCGCTGAAAATTGTCTGTGATTGGCAGGGCGTGGACGGCAAGGATGTTTCCTATGAAATTAGCCGCCGTTTCCTGCCCGCCGCAATGGGGCCGCAGGAACTAACCGCGCTTATGGCGGCATGGCAGGGCGGCGGGCTTAGCGAGGCCGAGTTGTTCGCCAATCTGCAAGAGGGCGAGATTATTGATAGCGCCAAAACGCTGGAAGAGCATCAAGAGGAAATCGGCGCGATGGCATTGCCTAGCCCGGCGGCGGTGGCGGCGTGATGGGAGAAAGGCCAATGACGATTGAGACATTGCTAGATGCTATGCGCGTGCCGGTGGGTTGCTTCATAGGCCGGACCGAAACGGCGGCATTTGTTGAATGGCCAGCAGATACTTATATCGGCCACACTAGCCCGTCATATTGGCTGTATTATGTGCTCCCCGATGGCCGATACCGCCACACAGGCGCTGCGAATGTGCCACCGGGTGAGGTTGGCGAAAGGGCCGCACAATTCGCGCGGATAGCTGTTGCTGATGGTGCAAATCCCGGTGATGCATGGGGGGCTGTAGGGTTGCCGGTTGAGCAACCCGATGAGGTGACGGCGTGATATTTGCGGCAATCTGCTTCGCCCCAGTGGCAGCGGTTCTAGCTTTTTCGTTCCGTGTTTCCATGTCTGTAAAAACCCCCGCCGAATTGGCTAACTACCTGATATGCCAATCATACAAAGACACGCGCGAAGCTTTCCCGCATTTGTTTGAAAAGGGCGGCGATCAATGACAGACACTCCCGACCTAACCGCCCTCATGGCAAACCTTGGCCCCGCGTTGGGCGCGCTTGCCGCTAATGCCGCGCATATCGCCCATGCCCGCGCGTCGCTTTATAACGCTCACATTGCTGAAGGCTTCACCCCGGAACAGGCGCTTGTTCTATGCCAAAGGCTGACCTTTGGCTGACCCTGCAACCGATATTGCCGACGCGATTATTCGTGATGCGCTTATGCTGCAACAGGTAGCGGCGGGCGATCAGCGCGAGGCCGATGTTATCTTGCGCCGGTTGACGGCTGAATTGCGCGCGCTGATCGCCGCAACAGATGTTGGCCGGGATGAACGCGCCAAGCTCAATGCGATGATCCGCGACGCCGATGCGATAATCAAGCAGGGCTTTGGTGATTTTGGCAAGGTGGTGGATACAAACCAGATTGCCGAGATTGTAAGCGACCACACGGCAAGCGCAATTTACATCGGCTTTCGCAATTACGTCCCACCGGCAGAGATGCAAAATATCATGCCTAGAGGTGCATTGCCCGCAACCGCCGCACGGCTTGCCAGCCTGACAACGGACGTAATGATAGAAGGCGCGCCGCTGTCTAAATGGTGGGACAAGCAAGAGGGCGATGCCGCGTTTCGGTTCGCGCGCGAGGTCCGGCAAGGCGTGGTCAATGGCGAGACGCAGCAACAGATTATCAGCCGGATAGTGGGCCGCGCTGGCGTTCCGGGCGTGATGGACGTAACCCGCCGCAATGCGCGAACGCTAGTGCATAGCGCGGTTATGTCCGCTGCTAATGAGGCACGGCTTGCGACATACCGGGCGAATAGCAATGTGATCACCGGGGTTGAATGGACTTCCACCCTCGATAGCCATAGTTGCCTTGTCTGCGCCACATTGGACAACA